TATACAAGGTTTCAGGAAGTGAATGGTCAAAAGAATCAGTTTAAGTCAGAAAATGAGAGTTTAAAAGCAGAACTTGAAAAGGTAAAGGTTGCACAGGAAGATGCCCGACAAGATGCTTTAAAGAAAAACTCTGAATTTGAAACTTTATACAACGAAGCTGATACAAATGCCAAGAAACTTGCTGAACAAAACAAGGCTTTGCAAAGTGATTTAGGTGCTTTCCGAACTGGACTTGTAGAACAATTACCAGAGGAAAGAAGGGTGTACACCGAAGGTATGAACATGGCAACCTTGCAGAAGTTTGTTCAAGATGAACAAATAACTGCAAATGCTGGTAAAACCGATTCATCCAGAGCAGGAACAACTGCTAAAGGTGAGATGGGAGGGTATGATTCATGGGAGGAATATGCAACAAAAGACCCACGAGGGGCTGAACAAGCCCTTATGAGTGATACCAAAGGATATATAAGATAATAATTAGCCCTACTTGAAGATGACTTATGTCATAGCTGATAGAGGGTAAAAAACGAGGTCAATTATGGCAGTAACAGATGTCGGTGTTGCAGCTGGTGGATTAGGCAAAACAGTAGCAGCAGCAATCGTTCAATTTAATAAAGCAGCAGTAACGCCAAGAACCATTACAATGGTTCCAGCACAAGCAGGAAGTAACACAGTTGCCATTCCTGTATATACTAAAGTGGCTGCTTCAAGTGTAACAAATAGTGCAAGTGGTGCTGAAGAAACAACAGGAAGTGCAACAAGCATAACTACGGCAGCGGTTTCTCTTGAAGTATTAAGAAATAACATATTTGCCCAGGTTACTGATTTGGCAGCTTATGGTAATTCTGATGCTTTAATGGTAAATGCCGGCAAGGTGCTTGGTAATGCAGTTGCAGCAGAGTTTGATAATCATGTGTGTGCATTATATGATGGCTTTGCAACTTCTAAAGGTGCCTCTACTGAAGGTTTAAGGTGGCTTGATGTTATGGATGCAGTTGCTTCATTGGAAGCTAATGATGCACCAAGACCTTATAGTGCAGTATTACATCCACAACAAATGTATGGTTCATTTGGTTTGTCCAATGAATTAGGACAGGTTGCAGCAGTTAATGGAAGTAATGGTGCATTTGCAGGCGGTTCAAGTGCTTCAGAACAGTTTATGGGTGCAGGTTTTGTTACATCGCTTGCAGGCATAAGTTTTTATACATCTCCTCAAGTTGCTGATGGGTCAGATTCTACTGAAAAGAAAGGTGCTATATATGCACAAACAGCATTGGGCTGTGGATATATAGATTTCGGTGGTGGCAACTTTATTCAGATAGAAACACAAAGACAGGCCCAGGAAGCCGGTACTGATGTTGTGGCTAATGGATACTGGGAAATAGCAGAAACCGTTGATCTACATGGTGTAGAGATATTTACAGAAATATCATAATATCAATATATGGGGGTGGTGCTTTGCATCACCCTCATTGCAACCATGTCAAATAAGAAAGATATAGGCAATCTAAATAATAAAGAATTTGGTGTTGAACTTGATCCAAAGAATGAATTGAGGTTAGAGGAAGATGCTAAAAAGGGGCAACAGGCTTATTATAAAAACAGCAAGATGCCTTATTTAGATTACATTGGTGAAGTTGGAAGTAGAATAAATAATGCTAAAAATGGAAAAGGAATAACTGATGTTGGTATCTTTTCAGGATTTGGAAGTGGAACACTAAAAAAACCTTATAAGGAGATGAATTAATGGCAGAGAAAAATACAACAAAAAAAACTGCTAAAAAAGAAACAGCCGGTGTATATAAAATTACTAAAACCAATGGTAATGTAATTGAAAGAAACAACCTGTCTGATGTCTTAATTAAAGGCTACAAGGACAAGGGTTGGAAAGTAGAGAAAGGTTAATGGGAAATACTACAAGTCCATTTAATATAATAAGGGTATCACCTACACTTTCAACAGATGCCTATGCAGATAATGATGTGTTCTTTGCAGCAACAGAAATTCCTGCTGCTGTCAGGGGTGATGGTGGTTGCTCATTGCTTCATGCAATTACAATACTCAATGAAGACGATGTAGCACATGACCATGACCTTGTATTCATGGAGGTGCAAAAGAATCTTGGTACAATTAATTCTGCTGTTGCTTCAGGTAGCTTGTGGACAAACGCCCTTGCAAAAGCCGCAGGTGTATGCGGAATTACCAAAATAGATTGGTCCACAAATACAACTGATTTGGTCAATAACCTTGTTTATCACACATCACATGGAAATCATGGGGCAGCGATAACAACCGGCTTGCCAATGATGTTACAGGCAACATCAGGCTCATCAAGTGTATATTTTGCAGGTGTCAGTAGGGGTGGAACACCAACTACTGCTGCTGATGACTATGAATATGTCTTTCACATTCAATATCTATAATGCCAAGTTTTGGCACTAAATCAAGGGAAAGACTTGATACCTGCCATCCTGACTTACAAACATTATTTAATGCAGTAATTGAGGAAGTAGATTGCTCTGTTATCTGTGGTTATAGAAATAAAACAGATCAGGACAAGGCAGTAGCATCAGGCAACTCCAAAGCAGTATATCCCAAAGGGAAACATAATTCCAACCCATCTACAGCAGTAGATGTTTATCCATATCCTATTGACTTTGAAGACCTACCCAGGTTTTACTATTTTGGTGGATGGGTCCTTGCGAAAGCTGAAATTTTAAGGAATGTGGGTGAAATAACTCATAAGATTAAGTGGGGTGGTATGTGGAAAGGTCTTGATAAAGGAAAGATTGATTTCTCATATAATAGACGCAGGGGTGTTTTAGATGATTTACCTCATTTTGAATTGATACCAAATAGCGATATACCTTTTAAACATGGAGAATGAGGGGAACATGGGTGAATGAATGGATATAGTTCAATTAATAGAAACACTTGGAATCCCTGTGGCTTTTGCCTGTATAGCTTCTTATATGTCTTATTATTTGGTTCGCTTTATTAATGGAAGATTGATGCAAAGAATTGATGAACAAGCTAAAAGACATGAAGAAATTTTAATATCACTAATAAATGTGCAAAAAGAATTTACAAATAAATTAATTGAAACCCAGACTGAAATGAACGCTAAATATGGTTCATTGATAGATATTGTGAAGGCTTTGTCAGGTAATGGTTTGAATAAAAATGGCAGATGAGAATAAGGGTGCAAGATCATACAAAAGTGAAGTCATTGGTGATTCAATGGCTATCACGATTAATTTTAAGTGGCTACTTCAGATAATCGCCCTTGTATCTATTGTAACCTTTGCTTTCTGGAAGATAGAGGGCAGAATACAGGATTTAGAAAGGCAGATGGTGGTGGCGATGGAGGAAATAGAACTCCATGAAGCAGAAAGACAAATTGCAGAGGATAAACATATAGAAGAACTTGAAGCACAAATGCAGAATCAAAAAGTATGGATAGAAAAAGAATTAGGAATAAATCTAAACCCATTCAGTTGGGGCAAAAAGAACAATTAGCCTATATGAAGGCGGTGGAAAAAGCAGAGGCTTGTGATAATCTACCGCCTTTAGTGGAAGATTTTATCAATAATGAACGATAGAATAAGTGATAAAACCAGTTTAAATATTAGCCTTCCTATGATTATTCAGATTGTAGGTTTTATATCGGCATTTGTATGGGGATATAGCCAATTAACAACAAGAATAGCATTTGTAGAAAATGAATCAAATAGAAATGATATGCACATAAAAGAGATGAAAAAAATGCAAAATGAGCCAATCCCAAGTGATGTAAAACAGGATGAACTTATAAGGGTTATTGGTGCAAGGGTTAGTGGTATAGAAGATGATTTAGAATATATTAAAAGGAGTATATATAACAAATGAATAAGTTAGCAGCATTTTTACAGAAATTCGCACTTGAATATGTAGTGAAATATTTACGCAATAATAAAGCAGAGGTTATTAGTTCGGCAAATGCGAAAGTGAACCTCCCAATTTTAAACGAAAAACAGGAAGCGGAGTTGATGGAAGCTATTTATGAGGTTGTAATTGATGTAGTTGAGGGTATTAAAAAATGATACCGCAGATGGTATTAAAACTTATTCTGCCTAAAGTATTGGATCACATAATGAGTGTATTCAAGCTGGATAAGGTTCTACGGTATGTAGAGGAGGAAAATGAATTAGATGTGCAGTTTCGGGATATAGAGAAGAAATGCACAGATATTGGCTTTAGGGTTACAGCTATGCAGGATGTTTTAAAGGATTTAGGTGAAGATCAGCATCCCCCGGCTATTGATTTAGAGGAGTGGAAACAGATGAAGGCAGATATGAAAAAAATTCGTAATAAAGGATCATTTAAGAAACTATGAATGATATAAAATTTGGCGATTCAAAGCCCCTTTCAAATCATATATACCCCTTGAAGGTGGGGGGCGAAGTATCAAGTCTTGAAATATCCCAAACGGGTAATGGTGCAAGAATTACTGGAGATTTAGAGGCAACCGGGGATACTTATGCCTCAATAGATAAAATGTATTCTGGTTTAATACCTGCTTATTCAGGAATGATAGTTGGATATACAGCATTAGCATTAGAGGGTGGCGATGCCTATAGTACGGTTGGCAGTAGCTACGCCTGTCCCCATAGTTCTCTTAAATTAACATTTACAGTACCGCCAAGCGGCAATGTGGAAATTTTTTTAAGCGTATATGCAGAACAGGTGGCAACCGGTAGAAGTTTATTTATAGGACTATCTGATAACTCTACATATAACTCTATAGGTGTAGCGTATGAGCATCTTGTATTTAAGGGGGATGAAACAGATGACGAGCAAATACAGCATCATTGGGTTATAACAGGGCTAACAGCAGGAGCCGTACATACATATCACCCCGGGTGGAAAGCTTCTTCTGCAAGTGGCTATACAATGCGGTGGGGTGGCGATGTAACGGGAGAATATGCACCCTTTATTATGAAAGCAACAGCATTACCAGCAACAATTCACACTACATAATATGCCTACATTTTTAGGAAAAGCATTTAATACATATTTTAAGAACATTCTTGGTATAAACCAATCTTCAAATACCGGGGTTGATGCAACAACACGAACTGTTCACGATGGGGCTGGAAACAGCACGGCTATTTCATTATCTGACGATGTGCTTGTGGTTCAGCCTATAGTTGATAATGGAACTGCTTTTGCTGTTCGGGATCAAGGCGGTGATCCTATTTTTGCAGTTGATACCGCAAATTCTGTGGTGAAGTTAAACGCTTCAAGAGTAGAGGCTACCGCACAATCAGCTATATTTAATGTTAATTCAGGTAATACAGCCGCTTTTGCAGCTAATACTCATTACCCGATAGCATTTGGGTCAACCCACATAGCTTCTGATGCTGATGTAGATTTTGGAACCGGAACTGACCCTGGTGATTCATTTACGACGGCTGATACAGATACACAATATGCTTCACAGATTGTTCCAATGATATGGATAGTGCCTTATACTATCACGATCACTTCTATTACACATATAGAAGGGGCAGATACAGCGACCGGGGACACCACAAGAATGCACCTAAAAAGTTTTGATTTTACCTCCGGTTCTACAAGTTGTTTGGCTAACGGAACATTACTTGCCCATAGTAATGATATTACAAATGCAGGGAATGAGCAAGTATATAGTGGTAGCTGGACTGTTGATTCTGCCGATGTAACTGCTGGTAAGGCGATTTTAGCATTTTTTAGGTCAGATTCCGTAAATTCTGACTATTCCATAACTGTTACCGTAAAATATTACATAAAATAAAGGAATAATAATGGCAACCTATAAACAGAGAGGTGGAAATAATTTAACAGCATCTCTTAATATAAATTATGCTGGCAATACGATGGTCAAAACATTATCAAGAAAATACCAGGAAGTTACTTCAATCAAGAAAGTTGTACCATCTTCAGATACCGGAAATCAAATAATAGCATTTAATACGGGTTCATCTTTTTTAGCCGGAACTCAAAAGGATGCAAAACTATTATTATTATGCAATGAGGGAGATGTTACAGCAGAATTAATATTTAAAACAACAGTATGGACACACGCAACGCCCGATGCAGGTGGCACAACAGGACAAAGATGGCATACACTATTAAATCCGGGTGATTATTTGATGCTTCCTACATTGAGTTGGCTTGATTTTGGTACTGTTGCTAATTCAGCCTGTCTGGGTGATAATGATGGCTTGGATAATGCAACCCCTTCTGCTAATTTGTATGTAGATAGTGGTGTGAATTTAGATGCCAATTTGGAAGATAGCGAATCAGGATTACAGGTTGCAGATATAGCCCCATTTGAGGTTGGTGATCTTGTTCAGGTTGGTATCAATGCGACAACAGCAACACGGATAGAGGTTATGGAGATAACCTCCATTACAGATGATAGTGGCTCAACAGACGATGGTAGCGGTATCCTTAATGTTACAAGGGCATTATTTGGAACGAGCCTTGCAGATAAAGATTCCCAAACTGATGGAACTAACGGTGCGGTTAGTGGTGCAAATGTCCATTTTCCAATATTTAATGAATATTATGACCATGATAGAGCATTAAGTGGAAGCTCACAGCTTATCCAGACAGATAATAGGGGACGCTGGAAATCTCGTAATTATTTCGGTCAAGGCAGATCAGCAACGCTTTATGATGAAGCACAGGGTCTGGTGCCGGGGAGTGTCGCTATAAAATTTTATAGTAGTGCTTATCAGGAAATTTCCTTCGGCGGTACTACATCCAATATTACTATCACAGCCTCAACTGATACAAAGCTCACAGCATCAACTGCTTATGCTTTTGATTTAACGATAGACGATTCAAGTGCTGTAACGATTAGCTTTACAACAGATTCATCTAATACTAATTTTGGCGGTACTAATGGGGTAACTCAAAAGATACAAAGTGCTATTGATGTAGCAACAAGAACAACAGGTGGCGGTTTATATGGATACTCATGTACTGTGGGTATATCCGATGGAAGGTTAAGGTTTACATCAAATTCCCATCTCGCACCACACGATGGCACAAATGGTTCAAAGGTATTACTCGCAGATGCTTCAAGCGGAACTAATGTATTAAGTGGTTCTGCTGGTATCTTCCCAGACGATGCGGTTGTAAATGCCCCTGTCAAGCCATTATTGCCCGATGATACAATATTAGATACGAGAAGTGGGACATCCTATTCTAATGTAGAGGAGTTTTTATATGATAATGGTTCGGGTGATTTAATATATAAAGGTGCTATCGTTGGAAGTATTGTTTATTTAACGGGTGCTATTGAGTGGACTATATCATCTCTCCCTAATGCACAATTTGTAATATCTGCCCATTATGATTCTGCATTTTCAGGTGGATTAAAGGTTATTGGACAAGCACAAGATAATGGCATTGGGGATGTATTTGCAAGAAGTGTAAATAGTAAAATAAATACTACAATGGGTGTTTATGT